CACCGGGAATCCCTCGCACCACCTTTTTCGGTGATGCCACGGGGCCACCCTGTTATGTACAGGGTTTGCTTGTCAATCAGCACTCCTAGGTGGAGTACTGATCAAGAAAAAGACCTATCGTCCCAATCTATAGGGAGGATGGGTATTTTAATTTTTCTTGTAAACGACTAGCAATTGGCTTCTCCCACAAGCACATAAAGTGCCCGCCAGTCACACTATGTGGCTGGTCGCCATCCAAGCTTAATGCTGACGTGCTTGGGACGTCCAGAACGTTCCAAGTGCTTCTCATCTTGGCTTACGGATGGCATCCGCAAGGAAGTCTCAAGATCGGAAAGAAGAATCTCCCGATCGAAAGACGGGCTAGGCTCGTAACAGGGGAGTAAGTCAGTATCCACTCTGACAACCCCTGTTGGAAAACGAGATTCTAGCTTAAGAAGGCACTTGAGGAGGGCACCAGACCCATCGAGTGGATCACTCGGTGGTTTGCCTTGCACAAAAAATCCCCGAACTAATGGGATTTGCAAGGATGGGTCCCACTTCGTTACATTTGGACAATGATTGTCCAGATGCGACCCCGTGGAAACCCTGCCCAACAGTGAGGAGTCTGGCCCGACGACTGGAAAGTACTTCAATATTTTCCATAGTCGGTTATCCAGCAACGCTACAGTCTTATCGAAGCAACCGACTTCCGCCAGTTGGTTTCGAAGTGAGACTGCAGAGATCACCTCACTAGCGTCTGTGATCGTGGTTGGAAGCTTACGACGAATTCGGGAAATTGAAACATCCCGGCCGTCGTAATACTCCTTCCCGCAAGACTCTCTGAACTTGCCAGTCCAGAAAGACTTGCTCAGACCGACTCGAGCACCGAAATGTTCGAGCATCTGAACGATCATACGCACCTGTCTAATGGGGACAATCAAATCATCCCCATAGACACGCACCGATCCAGCGAAGGACTGAATGTCCTTTCTGGTAAGTGACGTGTTGAGCGACCTCTCGATCCCTATGAAGATGATGGTAGTGAATACCATCGCTTCAATCGGGAAACAGAGGGCTGAACCCATCGACGCATACTTGGCAAGGCGTAGAACGCCATAACCAGGTACGTCGGCCCGCCGAGAACGACAGGCGTCAATCGCCTCAAGCAAATGAGGCCATCGACGCAGCATCGCTCTCACGAGCTGATTGGAGACACGATCAGATGCTTCACTCAAATCGAGTGTAGCAGTCTGACCATCGATTGAACCTGATCGAGCCATACTCTGATTAGGAGTCTGGTCGTCAAATCCAATCATCTTCTTAAGGAGTTCATCCCTTGAGAAGTGATCAAGAAAACATCGTAAAATTGCCTGCTGTGCATATTGCATGCAAGCAGGTTCAATTGCGATGATTCTTGGTGTCTTCATCGTTTTAGGCACTGAAACTACCCTCACGGGCGTTTCGGCACCGGGTTCGGAGAAGGACTCCTTCTCCAACTCCCCAATATAATTGAGGTTAGGAAGGAGGAACTCATGAGAGGGAAGACACCTCTCGAGTCGGGTGGTCCAGGACCGCAGATTGTACTTTCCATTACTGGAGAGTTTGTCTGCGGTAGCGCCTGGTCCATGCCTGGGCAGGAGAGTCCCGTAATGGATGTCATTATCCATTTTCGAGAAAATCCTACCGAAGAGCAAATTCGACACTCTACTGAAGTCATCAAGATCATCTTCGGTGACTTCAGAGTCGAATTCCCGGACTTCTCGCTCACACTTGACGAAATCAGACATCGCTTCCTGTACCCTGATAGAACTACAGGGCTCCAGGATCTTCCCGAAGGACAGAGTTAACTGTCTTAACGCGAAGATTGCATCGATGTCTGGTTCATCAAGCAACACGCCAGATACAGGGTCGAATACGCGACCGAAGAAACCCTGAAGAAATTCGGGGAGACTTCTCCCTCGTCGATAGTAAAACGAGGGATGGAATGTCGCGTGACCTTGGTCAAGCCATTTTTGGATGGCTTTTCCGAGATCAGGCAGGGTTATCGTAAGAAACGATAACCCCTCGCATTCGACTCTCCTCTTGACCGTTTTCTTGTCAAGAGTGGCGCTGGTGCAGCAGACGATGGCTAAGTCATCAGCCATCGCCGACCAGAGTGACATCAGGCTTTTCATAGACCCTCCTTAAATAGAGGTAATCTATCCATAGCCTAATGGATCTCTACCTTCCAGGTATAGGATGCATAATCCTATACATAGTCCTGCTACCCAGTATGGGTAACAAGTTAAGGACTATCTTCAAAGGAAGGTAACCATGAGGTGCCTTGGTATTCCAAGACAGACTCTTGCTGTTAAGTGAAGTGGAGAGCTCCGATAACATCGAAGATCTCATTCACAACGACTACTAATCCCTGAATCAGACTCAGTAATGCGAGCGCAAGAACCTTACGATTCTTGAGCTTGCTTCTGGGCTGATGTCGGGATGCTCCGCTAGGAGCTCCAGTAGCCGCCGCGAGAGCCTCTTGGTATACAGTTCCTCTTCTTTCAGTTCGCGACTGGTCCGAAGTTCCTCTGTTGACAGAGGACCCCGAGGCCATCGACGAATACTGTTCGAAGGTGACATGTATACCGAGTCCCCTACGATTCACCACCAAGAAGCTTGGTGATGACCGCATCCGAGCTGGCAGTAAACCAGGTCTTAAAGCCCTGGTAAATCTGCAACAGCTCCGTGGCCGTGTAACCAGCGGTAGGAGCGTCAAAGACTAGATAGCAAGAGCTACCTACCTTGACGTTCTCCGCCGGAATAAACGGATCCGCGGTGATCTTGGAATGGTCGATCCTGAGCAGATGGCGGTTACGCTTCGCATAAGTATGCGAGGCCTTAACCACAATAAGCCCATCTGACGTTTGATACGTCGTATCGTCACCATCTACCGATGTTTTCGGTAGGGTGTACGGTACGGCGTTAATCGTCAGTGCGATTGGATCGGTAAATGCCATTAGGCATCACTCCTAGGACTAGGTTTGCACCTAGCCCTTGTGGCTAGGCACGGACAACCATCTCAACTGAACCTGGTTAAACCAAGTGCAGCAGTGATGGCGAGTTGGCGTGGAGTAAACGAACTCCAATCCAGCCCGAAACCAAATGGTGTTGCTCTCTTGCGCCTCTTCGTCTCAATGAAGAGAGTCACAGGAGAGACGGTTACTTCTCCTTTATAGGAGTTGTAACCAGTATGGTAGTAGGTACGAGATGTAACTTTATGTTCCATCGCGTACCCATACTTCAACACCAACCCATCGACTATCATGTCAGAAGTATTGGAGATAATATCTCCCATATTCGACACCCAGTCGAGGGCCCACGTCCACGGAACCGCGTTCCATACGACCTCTGGCGTTAGCTCGATCCCAAGAAGGGGTCCAGCTTTAGCCGCCGCATCCACCAAACCAAATCGGCTTCCCCAGCCGACTGGAAGGTGATATGTGAAGGCACCAGAGAACCACGTCTTTTTATAGACGCGGTCGCATTGGAGCAACAGTCCTGTAGGAGTCGAGGCGTCGACAATACAAGTGTTATCGGAGTCCGTACGTTTAAAGTACGGACGACCGGAACCAAGTATTTGCCACGACTCGCTCATCTCAACGGGCAGTTCCAGCCTCCGTCGTACCAGCTTGTGTGAGTTCCGCTCATACGATTGAACAATAGTATGAGCATTAGCGGCAGCGTAACTTGCGTCACGTATGTCGCTCACAAGCGGGAGCCAACCAAATTCCTGGTTCAAATATTCCGAACCTGCAGCTTTTGCAAGGTTCGTTCTATTTTCCCAGGACTGGACACCCCATAAATGGGGAAGTCCCTGTGTCTTGGCTTCAGCCAAGTCCACAGCAAGGTTAGCGACGTTATTCGTCGGTTTAACCTGCGAGATAAGTGAAGCCCCAATCGAATCCAAGTCTGAAAGACCTGGAATCGAGGGGAACACCCATCCAGCAGGGTTCGACGGATAAACGCCACCACGATAATCGTAGTGGCGCATGATGCTCGGTAAAGTGGGATCGACATGATCGCCATGGATGTGAGATACGAGATGATCGCATTTCACACCCTTACGCGTCAGTTCGAAATCACCACCGATGTCACCATGAAACTCAAACCTTCTAAAGGAATTGAGTTCCGAGGCATGGTTCTCGTCAAGTGTAACAACTTGACCCCTAGGCAGAAGAGAGTTCATCGGCAATTTCTGTTGATAAGTATTATCAACAGTTATTGCTCCTGTGCTCTTATTCGTACGCCATGAATGTTCCACTGCTCCCGGATCCGTGTACCACGCATCCGGAAAAGTGGTGTGACGTTCACGCATACGAACCCCCTAGGGTCGTTGATAGTGGTTTGGTCATCCACTTCCAATTTGGAAGTAGGTGGCTGCACCATGCCTGGGGCCCGAAAGGGCC